CGCTGCGCTTGCCCACGCATTGCTGCTAGTCATGTCGGCCACGCGCATCCCATCTACCTTGATTGCTTCGCTGGCCTTGTTGCCCTCTGCAATCTTGGCGGTGGGGATAATGTCTGGGGCTACACGGTTCTCGACGTGCCACCAGAAGGATGTCTCTAGCTCAATGAGCTTCTCGATGTAGTCGTCATCCCGATCCACCTTGCAATACTGTGGCTCGTCATTGCCACGGATCACAGAGAAGTAGCAGAACAACCGATTGGTTACGGCCATGTAGTGCTGCAACTGCGGTGCATAGTAGCGGGCCTTATCCCAGAGGTTCGCGCTATTGCTACTGTGCTTCATCTCTAGGAAGGTATCGTGGTTGCTGATCCACCGATCCACATGGCCGAACATAAACTTGTGGGTAGGATGCTCGAAGAAGGGAGGTGGGTCGATCACCTCGAAGCCAGACATACGAGCGAACCATTCGGCGTGGAAGTTCTCGGTGCGTAGGCCAAGCTGCACACGGAACACACCAGATAAATCGTCTGGCTGCTTCTCTCCGATCTTCTCTAGATATAGGTCCAGCCATTCACCACACATGATGCGGCTGGCATCCGAGCCACCGATACCCTTGGACCTATTGAGGGTAGCCATGGTGTTGACAAATGTTAGTGTCATTGTGTTCTCCTTGTTGTTGATACTGCGTTATTGCAGCAAGCTACATTCTTGTCAATAGCTTGTCTGCATTTTCCAACCGCTCCAACCAGAACAATATCTTTTCTTCCGTTGGTTTGCCTGCCTCTATGAACTGGGCAGGCAGCGGCATGTTGGGATATTTGTGGGTCTTTACCACTTCACGACAGGCTTCTTTGAATGCAGCGCAAGGCATATCTTGAAGCACTGAGATGTAGATTTTTAGCCCGGTCTTTTCTGGCAATGATGCGCGAAAGACTTGGGCTATTGCCTCTAATGCGGAGGCTACTTCTTCAAGCGAGGCCGGAGCTTGAGCCCGCCTCACTGCGAGGAGGGCGGGCGAAAGCTCCAATCGAGCTTGTTCAGCGGTCCAGTTCTCCGGCAATCGGCGGTGTCGGTTCAGCCAACTCACTAAATAATTGGTTGAGTCGTTGACGATTTGCTTCAGCCACAGTGGAGGTGTTGGCAAAAACAGATTGGTGTGGTCGCTGGATTGCGAAGGATCGGCGTATCCAGTTACGCCACGTTGCGTCCCAATCGAGTTTCGTGCCGCCTGTACCGCGCCAGTAATCGCGGAACTTATGGGTTTCAAACTCTGTGTTGACATTGGGGTGTTGCTCCTTTGCCCACAGTATATCTTCTTGTCTTGGCTCCCAGTTATCGGGAAGCCGATGGGCTTGGCTGTGTTTCTTCCTTGGTCTGCTTTCGTCGAATGGTTTTATCCGACTCTCTGTTCCCATTTGTCTATCTCCTTTGCTGGGATTTCATTGATCGAGATTGCGTAGGATGCCTCGACCATTTTCTTTTTAAGGGCATACACATCTGTAACCATGCCCTTCACATCTTCAACTACGACACGCTCAATCCTATGCCGTTCGTCTAGAACCGCATAGCGAAAGTCACCACGATAAGTAGTAATTGGTTTACTGTTAATGGTGATAGGGAATTTAGGTTGTAACTCAAGGCCCTCGATCTTGCCTTGTTCTTGCATGGCTTTCAGTTGCAGATAGCGTTTACCTTCTGCCGCTGACGCAAACCAGAACCCATCTATGTGTTCGCCCTTGGCATTATACTTACCACGCCTAGACTTGGGCTGTGGTTTGGGCGGCTCATCACCCGGCTTTTTTATGATGAGCTTTTTGAATCTCATTCTGTCGGGTCCTTGGCTTCGATGTTTAGTTTAAGTCCGAGAGAAATGCACCAACACATAAGCCAGAAGCAACCTGGAAGTTTAACTCCTGCCTCCCATTTATTTACTAAACCCTCAGACACACCGAGGGTAGAGCATAGTTCTTCTTGGCTTATGCCGAGATACTTTCGTCTTGCGACGAGCTTTGATATTATCTCTTTATAGAATACTTGTTCAGTCTGGCTGAGTGCTGTGGAATGTACCTTCCGAGGTACCTCCACTCTGTTGACCCAGATAGCCAGCGATCTTTTGGGCTGTGCAGAATCGTAGGTCGCACCCATTAAGGGCTCGATAGTAGGTGCTATCAGGGACTCCGGCGCTAACAAAGGCTTGCTTGAGGTTGACATTGTTCGCCTCCGCGAGTTTCGTTAGTTGTTCGAGGTAGTTTGTGAGCATAAGGGTAGCCTCCTTCCTCAAGATACTGCCCTTATGCAGTTGGTCAAGCGTTCTTCTCTCGCTCATATACTTCGCGTTCTAGTTCCGCGATCTGTTGGTGCAGCCTTAGATACTCGTGGCTTTCGGGATGTGCTTGGCGGGCGAGTTCAAGGCGCACAGCTATGCGCGCCCTGAGTACGCCCAAGGTATCCCTTGGCTTGGCTGCGATCTGGTTTCGCAGCATCAAACTTCCTCATTCTCGATGAGATAGTTTGCTGCCTCGGCACCCTTCTTCTTCGCCTCATCGGCTGCGCGGGTAGCCTCGCCAGCAGCAAGCCACTTCTCCACGGTTTCAGTCGGCACGATTTCTGCTTGGACAAAATCATCGCCTGACCCTGCGACATACTCCTTATAGCCAAGCGATTTGAAGGTATGCTCTGGTTTGAAGATCATGCTGAATGCTTGCATGTTTTCCGGCGTTGCCGGAAGCATGATGGCAGACCCCCACCCATGACGGATGACGATCTGGTGCGAGTTACGAGTTGCTTTCATGTGGTGATTCTCCTGAATCATTGGCCGAGCAGGATGCTTCCGGCAGTGAAGAAAAAGATCACGAACCCCGCAGCGGCGAGGGCTCCGATAGCGACAGCGATTGCGTCAATGATACTGTTGATCATGTGTGTTCTCCTTTAGCGTTAGGATGCTACTGCATATACGCAGTGATGTAAACCCCTGACCCGAGTGAGTCAGGGGCTATTGAAGTGGGGCCTATGCAGCCTCCACTCCACCGCCCTGCGGAACCTCGCGAGAGCCGATGGCGAACCGCTTGGCGCGTTCCATCGCTTGCGTGGAAAACTCGCGTTGCTGTGTGGGGCGAGCTACCGGAGGCTCGAAGGATTCGCCAGTGTGTTGAGTGTAAACCTCACTAGCGAGTGTCATCAGATTGGAGAGCGTAGCCTCTTGGAGTTCGAGGCGCTCGGCCCAGTCAACTGCGCGGTTGAGTGCAAGCTCGGAGAGTTCATCGCCGCGGTGGCTGCGGGCTGCCATCACCACCTTCTGCTTGGCTGCGTCGAGGTCTTGCTGGGTGCGCTGCAAGGTAAGCGCGGTGCTGTACGCGATCCCGTTCAGTACACGCTTCTGCGCGTAGGCGAGTCGATTAATCTCGGTCGGTACACCATCGCGCTCAACAACTACCTTGTCAGTTAGCTCAGTAGCGATGACCTGGAGGGCTTCGATCAGAGAGATGGCCTTGGCGGTGGAGGTCTTTGAAGATTGGTTCTTGCTCATGTAAGTTCTCCTTGTGGCCGGGGGATTTCCCGGTAGCCTCCCGCAGCAGCCGAGGCTCACATCCAGGCAACTGACTTCTCGAGGGACCCGAGCGCACGGAGCCACGCGCAGCGCAGCGAGCATGGCGAGTACGCCGGGACGGAAGTCGGTTGACAGGATGGGAGTGGATGCAAGGAAAGAGGCGTACGGGAAAGAACACGGACGCCTAGGGGAACGGAATGGGTAAGGGCCAAACACACAAAGGCATCAGAGCCGAGTCCGGCGCGCCGAAAGAAGCCCGAGTCACCGCCCCTTCAGTCTATCAGTCAGGGTCAGTAGAGCAATCGGTACATTGACAGGGTATTCGAGAGAGCCGTAGGAGGGGGGACATGGGGGGAGGCACAACCTTAGCTTCAGTCCTCCTCAAGTCAGGTAAGGAGTGACGTATGCCTATGCGACCAGCAGTGAAAGACACAGAGTTCGTACCCTCAGTGCAAGGTAAGCTGACGGCCCTCCAAGATAAGTTCGTGGATCAATACATTGCAAACGGTGGGAACGGTAAACAGGCAGCGATAGATGCTGGTTACAGTGAGAAAGCCGCTGCGGAAAGTGCGTATGTGCTACTGCGTAAGCCACAGATAAGCCAAGAGATATATAGGCGCACCGTAGAACAAATCGGGTTGGCCGCTCCAAAGGCTCTAGGAACGATTGTTGGGCTCATAGACAAAGCCAAGTCCGATTACGTGAAGCTTGAAGCAGCTAAAGACATCCTTGATCGGTCTGGTATGCGTCCTCCTGAGCGAGTGAACCACAAGGTAGATACCGATATAGTTGTGAAGATCGACTTGGGGTAGCTACTCTGGGTTGTATAGATCAACTCTTAAGTAGGGCTGAATGGTTGAGTGTGGTGTGAGGGTAGGGGTGGGTCAAAAACAGTAGCCATACAGGGTAGCGAGGTCCCCCTTAAATATTTTTCCCCCTCAAAGTTCGATCAGTCCATTCCTCTTATGGTTCGTGTATGTCTTTAGTGTGTGGTCTTTGGTGAGAGGTGTGTCTTGGCTACTCCGTTGTGGCAGAGGAAGGCGGGTCAGGACCCTCAGGGTGGGTTGAATGCTGCTGGTCGTGCTTCTTACAAGAGGGAGACTGGTGGTAATTTGAAGCCTCCGGTGAAGGGTGCGCCTAGTGGCCCTGAGGATATGATGCGTAAGGGCAAGTTCCTTGTGCGTATGGGTAGTGCTTCTGGTCCTTTGAAGGATGAGAAGGGTAGGCCCACGAGGTTGAAGTTATCGTTGGAGGCTTGGGGTCATGGAGGTGACAAGGCTTCTGCGGTGGCGAAGGGTCGGGCGTTGTTGGCTCGGTATCGTGCTTTGAAGAAGAAGGGTGGTAAGTGATGGCGAAGCAACCTCCTTTGGGGAGTGGCGCTCGGTTCAAGGCGTTAGTCTCGAAGTTGAAGAAGCAGGATGTGGATGATCCGAAGGCTTTGGCTGCTTCGATTGGTCGTAAGAAGTATGGTGCGGCCAAGATGGCTGCTTTAGCGAAGAAGGGAAAGATGGATGCCAAAGGTTGATGGGAAGATGTTTCCTTATACTGCCAAGGGTATGAAGGATGCGATGAAGGCTCGTGAGGCGATGGGCAAGAAGCCCATGGCTGGTAAGGCGAAGCCTGTTAAGGGCCAGAAGAAGAAGTGAGTAAGTCTCCTTCTAAGGTTAATGCGGCTGGGAATTACACTAAGCCGATGATGAGGAAGGCCTTGTTTGACAAGATCAAGGCTTCTTCTGTGCAAGGTACGAAGGCTGGCGAGTGGAGTGCGCGTAAGGCGCAGTTGCTTGCTAGGGAGTACAAGGCCAAGGGTGGTGGGTATAAATGAAGGCTCCGCAGAAATCGTTGAAGGCTTGGGGTGAGCAGAAGTGGCGCACCAAATCTGGTGAGCCTTCTTCTAAGACGGGTGAGCGTTACTTGCCGGAGAAGGCGATTAAGGCTTTATCGTCTAAGGAGTATGCTGCGACTACGAAGGCCAAGCGTGAGGGTAAGGAGCGTGGTCAGCAGTTTGTGAAGCAGCCCAAGGATATTGCGAAGAAGGTGGCTAAGTTTCGAAAGGTGAAGTGAATGGACGGGGGGAGTTTTTCGTCGGTCTTATCTTTGGAGCATCGTAATCTTTTGCGTCAGATAGTGAGGAAGGTTCACCTTGCTCATTATCCTGCGGAGAAGTTGACGAATGTGGAGGTGGATAAGCTGATTGATGCCTGGGGTCCTGAGGTTGCGGGCCGTATGGTAAAGCGTGCGGTGGATGCGGGATTGTCTGGCTAGTGGTAGAGTTTGCTTACAAGCCGGATGGTGATGTTCTTCGTGACTTCATGAAGGATGATTCTTTCTTTCGTGGTTTGCGCGGGCCTGTTGGTTCTGGGAAATCTGTGGGGTGTGCGGTGGAGATATTTCGCCGCGCTTTGCAGCAGGAGCCTGATGCCAATGGGATGAGGAAAACCCGTTGGGCTGTGGTGCGGAACTCTTATCCTCAGTTGCGAACCACGACGATCAAGACATGGTTGGATTGGTTTCCCGAGGATGTGTGGGGCAAGATGTTGTGGCATCCGCCTCCGTACACGCATCGTTTGCAGCGTGGGAAATTGGATATTGAGGTGATCTTTCTGGCGTTGGATAGGCCGGAGGATGTGAAGAAGTTGTTGTCTTTGGAATTGACGGGCGTTTGGATTAATGAGGCGCGTGAGGTTCCGAAGGCTATTGTTGATGCTTGCACTATGCGTGTTGGTCGTTTTCCTTCGATGAAAGATGGTGGTCCGACTTGGTATGGTGTGATTGCTGATACCAATGCACCGGACGAGGATCACTGGTGGCCGATAATGTCGGGGGAGGCTCCGCTGCCGGATCACATCACACGCGAGGAAGCGTTGATGTTGGTGAAGCCGGATACTTGGAACTTCTTCACTCAGCCGGGCGGGATGTTGGAGGAGAAGGATCGTGAGGGTAATCTGACTGGGTATAAGTTGAATCCTAAGGCGGAGAACCGGAAGAACATTACTCCAAACTATTATCCTGACATTATTAAGGGTAAGGCTAAGAGTTGGATTGATGTGTATGTTTTGAATAAGTTTGGCAGTCTTAGTGATGGGAAGCCGATTTATCCGATGTTTAACGATGAGGTACACCTAGCTAAGGAACCGATCTTGCCTGTTCCTGGCGTTCCTATTGTGGTGGGTATGGACTTTGGGTTGACGCCTGCTGCGGTATTTTGCCAGCACGTTAGGGCGAAGTGGGTGATCTTGCATGAGTTGGTGGCGCAGGACATGGGCATTGTGCGCTTTGCGGAGTTGTTCCGTATTGAGGCAGCGCAGCGTTTCCCTGGTGCAAGCTTACAGGTTTATGGTGATCCGGCTGGAGATTATCGCGCGCAGACTGATGAGAGGACTCCGTTTCAGATATTGAGGTCTGCTGGGATCAAGGCTTATCCGGCTGGTAACAATGATGTTGCCTTGAGGTTGGAGGCTGTAAGTACGGCTTTGAATCGCCTGGTGGATGGTCAGCCGGGGTTCTTGGTTGACCCGAGGTGTGTGAATTTGTTGAAGGGCTTTCGTGGTGGGTATCAGTATCGGAGGATGCAGGTTTCTGGTGCTGATCGCTATGAGGAGCGGCCTGACAAGAACAAGTTCTCTCACGTTCATGATGCGTTGCAGTATGCGTTGATTGGTGGTGGCGAGGGCCGGAGTATCATGGGGCAGACCCAGGGTGGTAAGACGGTGCAGGCAAAACGTGACTTTGATGTGTTCACGAGGAAGCCGCTGTCTAATCGCCAGACGAGGGTTCGCTTCGGTCCATTGTGAGTAGGTATTGCATTACTGCAAACCCACAGCATTGATTCATTTCCCTATATGTAGGGAGTTATGGAGGTAAGTTATGGGTGGTATTTTTAACGCCCCGAAGCCACCGCCGCCTGATCCTGCTGCCGAGGCTGAGCGCAAGGCTCGGTTGCAGCAGATTGAGGAGCAGAAGGACGCTCAAGCTGCCGAGCGCGCAGATGATAAGAAGCGTCGCACTCAGGAGATGGCTTCTCGTAGTGCTGGCATGGTTGGTATGCGATCGCTGATTTCTGGCTCTCGTGGTGGTGCTGGTTTTGGCCGTGGGCTTTTGGGGTAAGATATGATTTTGCAAGATGCGCTACCCTCTTTGCAGGGTGATGAGGCAGCGAGGATAGCTGCTCGTTTTGAGCGTTCAAAGCGCATCAAGGATACTTGGCTCTCCAAGTTTGAGGAGTGCTACGAGTATGCCATGCCTCAGAAGGAAAGCTTCTACGATCAGGCCCAGGGGCAGAGTCGGACTGACAAGATATTCGATGAGACTGCGGTAGTTGGGGTTCAGGAGTTTGCCTCTCGTTTGCAGGCTGGCTTGGTCCCTAACTATGCGCGTTGGGCTCAGTTGGTATCTGGCTCTGAGGTTCCTCCTGACGAGCGTCAGGATGTGGATGGCGCGCTGGAGGAGGTCACGAACTATGTGTTCGAGATTCTCCAGAATAGTAACTTCTCCCAGGAAATCCATGAGTCTTTCTTGGATTTGGCTGTGGGTACTGGGTGCTTGCAGATTAGTGAGGGTGATGCGCTGAACCCTGTGATGTTCACGGCGGTTCCGTTGACTCAGTTGACTCTCGATGTTGGACCGGACGATAAGATTGATCATATCTTCCGTGAGCGTCAGCTTCGCATTTCCAATATCAAGGTTGCTTATCCCAAGGCTGTATTGCCTGCCTCGATGGCGCAGGCTTTGGCGGATGGGAAGGATGAGTATGTAAAGCTCGTGGATTGCACCTATCGAGTGTATGGCTCTCCTGAGGAGGAGCATCGCCGTGTGGTGTTTGATCCCAAGGAGAAGCATATCTTCTTCCGTGAAACCTATAAGGGTGTGGGTTCTTGCCCCTTTGTAGCGTTTCGTTGGGCTAAGGCTGCGGGTGAGGTGTATGGGCGTGGGCCTTTGATGAATGCCATGCCTGCGGTAAAGACCTGTAATCTGACTGTGCAGTTGATCTTGGAGAATGCCCAAATGGCGATCTCTGGGGTTTACACGCTGGAGGATGATGGGGTTATTAATCCCGATACAATTCAGTTGTTGCCTGGGACTATTGTTCCTGTGGCCCCTGGGTCTAATGGATTGAAGGCTATTGGTGCGGCGGGTAACTTTGATGTGGCCCAGTTGGTGTTGAGTGAGATGCGGATGAACATTCGCAAGGCGCTCTACAACGATATGTTGGGCAATCCTGATAAGACGCCTATGAGTGCGACTGAGGTTTCTCAGCGCATGGCTGACTTGTCGCGGCAGATTGGTTCTGCCTTTGGCCGCTTGCAGGCTGAGATGGTGAACCCGGTATTGCGTCGGGTTGTGTATATCTTGAAGCGTCAGGGTCGCATTAGCCTGCCGACTGTGAATGGCCGTGAGGTAAAGGTGCGTTCTACGAGCCCGCTTGCCCAGGCCCAGGCGCAGCAGGATATTGTGGCGTTTGATCGCTTCATGGAATTGGTTGGTGGTAGGTTTGGGCCTCAGTTGGTAAATCTTCTTGTGAAAAGCGAGGAGGCCGCTAAATATCTTTCCGATAAGTTTGGTGTGCCGGAAAGGTTACTGAGGTCTGATAAGGAGCGAGCCGATCTGGTCGCTAAGATTACGCAAGCAACGGGGATGATGAATGGACAGCAACAAGGTGGACCGCAAGCGGGTCCAGGGAGTATTGGGTCCTGATGGTATAGTCAGGGACCTAGAGAAAGAAGCTACTCTTAATGCCTTATTTGCTTCGGTGTTTTCTCGTGAGGACGGGAGAGAGGTATTGAGGTATCTTCGGTCAGTAACCATTGAGGCGGTAGCCGGACCCGGTGTAACGCCTGATGAGCTTATGCACCGTGAGGGCATGAGGTTCTTGGTTGGCATTATTGAGCAACGTGTGGGGAGAGGTAAAAATGGGTGATAGTTTGATTAGTGGGCAGGCTTCTCAGGGCGAGGAGCAGCAGACGCAGCAGCAGGGGCAGGATCAATCTAGCTCGCAGCAGGAGGCTTCTTCACGGCCAGAGTGGTTGCCGGAGAAGTTCTTTGTTGAGGGTAAGCCTGCTTATGAGCTTTTGGCCAAGAGTTATGGGGAGCTTGAGACAAAGTTCCGCTCCAAGGAAGATGATTTAAAGGCTCGTCTCGTGGAGGAGTTGGCTAATGAAGCTGTGGCTAATCGCCCTGAGGCGGCTGACAAGTATGAGTTGCCGGAGATTGAGGGTGCTGACCTTTCTCAGATGGCGAATCACCCGCTGGTGAAGTGGTGGGCTGACTTCTCTTTCGAGAATGGCTTTGATCAAAACACCTTCAAGACCGGGATTGAGACTTACATCCAATCTCAATCTTTCGGGATGCCTAATCCTGAGGAGGAGATAAAGGCTCTTGGGGATAACGCCAAGGCTCGGACTGAGGCTGTGGGCTTGTGGGTTGGCAAGAACTTTGCGGCTGATGAGATTAGCCAGATCGAGCGCCTTTGCACTACTGCGGCTGGCGTTAAGGTCATGGAGCGCATTATGGGTATGATGCGTGGCGAGGGCGGTCAGGTAGTTGATGATCGCACCCCGGCTGATGATGAAGCTGACATTATGAAGCTGATGAATGATCGCCGTTATTGGTCGCCAAGCGAGCGTGATCCTGCCCTTGTTAAGAGGGTAGAGGCTTTCTTTCAGAAGAAATTCAAATAGTTTTTGTGGGGGAGAGATAAATGTTGGTACGTCCAGTAGAGCCAGCCGATATTGAAACGTGCGTAGAGTTAGGGCGTTTGCTTCATAGCGAAAGCCCTCACTACTGCCATTTAGAATATAGCGAGGCAAAAGTAAGTTCTTTGGTTGAGGCTTGTATTACTCAGCCAAACTTTTGCGGCTTTGTCGCGGAGCATAATGGAGAGATTGTTGGAATGATGGCTGGAGTTATTAGCCAGCACTTTTTCTCAAGCTTCTCGTTTGCTACCGATCTTACTGTTTTTGTTAAACCGGAGAGTAGGGGCTCTACTGCCGCTATCCGGCTTATTACTGCCTTTTGTATTTGGGCTGAGGCAATGAAATGCAATGAGATTCGGTGTGGTGTAAGCACTGGCATCAAAGAAGAAGCATCAGATCGAATGTATAAGAAGTTCGGCTTTGTTGAGCGTGGAACAATGTATGTGAAACACATAGAGGCTGGTAAATTGGTCCATTGAATTAGAGGCCAATTATTTTGATTGTCCGAGGCGAGGCCCGTTTAAGGCTGGTCGAGCCCCGCTTGGGATAACTCACCTCCCAGTCTGCTTCGGATAACCTTATTGGTTCAACCGAATTGTAGGAGGCTATCATGGCGCTGACCATTGATCAGGCTTTTATCCGTCAGTTCGAGTCCGAAGTTCACATGGCGTACCAGCGCATGGGCTCGAAGCTGCGTAACACTGTTCGTTTCAAGGGTAATGTAACTGGCAAATCCACCACCTTCCAGAAGGTTGGCCGTGGTGCTGCTGCTACGAAGTCCCGTCATGGCAATCTGCCTGTGATGAACATCGACCACAGCAATGTGGAATGCACGCTCGCTGACTTCTACGCTTCCGACTATGTTGATAAACTCGATGAGTTGAAGATCAACATTGACGAGCGTCAAGTTGTGTCTCAGAACTCCGCTTATGCCCTTGGCCGTAAGTCGGATGACCTGATCATCACGCAGCTTGATACCGCGACCAATGTCATTACCGAAGCTGGTACTGACGGTCTGACGCAAACCAAGATCAACACGGTCTTTGAATCCTTCGGTGCGAATGATGTGCCGGATGATGGTGAGCGTTACTTCGTCATTTCCCCGGCTGCGTGGGTTGATCTGCTGGCGATTTCTGCGTTCTCGGACGCTGACTTCATCGGCTCTGACGACCTCCCGTACAAGGGTGGCATGGTAGCGAAGCGTTGGCTTGGCTTCATGTGGATGACGCACTCGGGTCTCCCGGTTGCTTCTACCATCCGCAAGTGCTTTGCCTATCACCGCAGCGCGATTGGCTTGGCTTCTGGCCAGGATGTGTCCACGGAAGTGAACTACATTCCTGAAAAGGCCGCTCACCTCGTTACTTCTATGATGTCCCAAGGCTCGGTTCTGATCGACGCCAACGGCGCATACGAAGTGCAGATCAAGGAGTAATGATCTATGGCTTTCGTTCTCGCTGATCTTGGTAAGGTGGCTGGTGGTGCGAAGCAAATCCACTACTACGCTACGACTGATGCCATCGCTACGGTGATTGCCTCTGGCTACTTTAATAGTGGCACGGACAATCTTCGCCAATTTGATGTTATCATTGCGGTAACTTCTACTGGCGGCACCCCAGCGGTTGACGTTCTGGTTGTGACTAGCGCCACTGGTGCTACCACGGTCACGACGACCAACGGGACTTAATAGGCTGGGAGCCACTTTGCCCTCCCCGTAGTGGCCCAGCCTGGGGGTAGAGGAATCCTTCTTCTACCCCCTTTTGAGAGGTATAGATTGTGGCAACTACATCCATCGACATTTGCGCTCGTGCGCTGATTTTGATTGGGGCTAATCCCATTACCTCGTTTTCCGATGGGACAACGGAGGCCACTGTTGCCGCCAACCTCTATGAAGATACTGTTAGGGATATGCTGGCGCGGCATCGCTGGCGCTTTGCAACTGGTCAATCGCAGCTTTCACGCCTTGTTGCTGTACCTGACGGTAGGTGGGATTCTGCTTATCAGCTACCTTCTGATTTGCTTATTCTTCATTCCATCACTGTTACTGATGATGTTATTGCCTATGACCGCTATCAGGACATGGTTTACTGCAATGCTACGTCAGAAGATGTAGTGGTTGCGGATTATACCTTCCGAGCGGATGAGAGCCTTTGGCCTCCCACTTTCGTAACTGCTATGCAGTTCCAGCTTGCTTCGATCTTCGCGTATTCGGTTGCAGCCCAGGAGGGGCTCTCGGATATGATGGAGAAGCGGGCTGTGCGCTACACCTCGATTGCCCGGAACATTGATAGCCAGAGCCAGACTACGCGCAGGCTGAATGTGCAGAGGTTCCACCAGCTACGCACTACTATAAGGGGTTGAGATGGGCGTTAAGCTTGTTCAGAACAATTTCGCCAATGGCGAGATTGATCCCCTTATGGATATGCGTCACGATACTGGAGCCTATGTTGGTGGCGCTCGCAGGCTTCGTAACGTTGCCTTACTCAATCAAGGTGGCGTTAGTCGTCGTCCTGGGACTGAGTATCTGGCTACTCTAAATGCGAAAAGCCGTTTAATTCCTTTTGAGTTCTCTGCCTCTGAGCGTTACCTCTTTGCCTTTTCTAATACTCGCCTGGATATTTACAGCACTTCCGGCACCTTGATTCAGAGTCTTACTAGTTGCCCTTGGACTACTTCGCAGCTTTTTGACCTGACCTATACTCAGGCAGCGGATGTGATGATTGTCTGCCATCCAGAGATGCAGACGCAGAAGATTGTACGTACTTCTCTTTCTACCTTTACACGATCTGCTTTTGCCTTTGGTCAATCTATCAATGCAAACCTAACTTATCAGCCCTACTACAAGTTTGCGGATGATGCTGTGACGCTTAGTGCTAGTGGCACTACTGGCAGCGTCACGCTCACTACTAGCGCGGCCTTCTTCACTGCGAGTTATGTTGGTTTGCGAGTTCGTTGGTTTGATGTGGAAATTGAGATTACTGCATACACCAACTCGACTACCGCAACTGGCACTGTGAAAGGTGAGCTAAAGGGGCGCTATGACATTGATCCTTTCAGAACAACGCACAACTCAAATGTTATTACTGTAACTCATGTCAATCATGGTCTGGCTACTGGAGCAGTTTTAACCATAGCTGGCTCAAATGGGCTTAGTGGCATCTCAAATAACCAGATAAATGGTAGTCGTACGATTACTGTTTTGAACGATAATGAGTACACATTTGTTGCTGGCAGTAATGCTACCGATAGTGCTGATGGCGGCGGGGTGAATGTTACCTTCTCCGGCAACAATATTCCCACGCGCACTTGGAGTGAACCTTCATTTTCTACTGTGCGCGGCTGGCCAGGGTGTGTAACCTTCCATGAAAACCGCCTATGGTTTGGTGGTAGTTACTCGCAGCCTGACGGGTTGTGGAGTTCCAATATTGGCAACTTCTTCAACTTTGATCTTGGGGAGGGCTTGGATAATGAGTCTATCCAAGTAACCATTGGCTCTGATGATATCTCATCTGTGAAGCATCTCGTGTCTAATCGGCACTTGCAGATATTCACGGCTACTAGCGAGTTCTATATTCCTCGTGTTTCGCAGAGTACCATTACTCCAGCGAATATCACCATTGCTCGGCAGACTCCTTACGGTTCATCGAAGGTAACGCCTTTCCCGTTTGATGGCGCTACTGTGTACGTACAGAGTACGGAGAAAGCTATCCGTGAGTTTCTCTACACGGATACTGAGCAGGCATATAACTCTCCTACTCTAACCTTGTTGGCGGATCATTTAATCTCCTCGCCGCAGGATATGGCGACTAGTTACGGCACCTCCAAGCGTGGTGAGCAGTATCTTCTTGTGGTGAATGGCGATGGGACTTTGGCTGTCTTTCATTCGGCTCGCGCTGAAAAGCTGGCTGGCTGGACTCTTTGGTCCACAAGCCATCCATCGGGAACTGCCTCTTTTGATAGCGTGGTGGGGCTTGGTGATCGTATATATATTTCTGTTCTTCGTGGTTCTTCTTACTATCTTGAGCGATTCGCTGAGTCTGATCAGGACCTAACACTAGATTGCACGGTTTCCTATACGAGTGGTTCGGCCACAAGTAGTTGGACTGTGGGCTCGATCTTCTACAATCGTGTAGTGTCCGTCACCTCGAATAACTACTACCTTGGTGATTTTACCGTGGGTGCTAGTGGCGCGTTGACGCTCAATGATGAGGTCACTTCGATCAAGGTTGGCTTTAACTTTACGCCCGAGATTGAAACTCTGCCTGTCAATTTGCAGATGCCGGATGGCTTTTACACTGGCAGGCCCAAGCGTATTGCGCGTGTGATCCTTGGCCTTAACTCTACTCTGGCTGTGAGTGTGGCTGGCAATAGGTTGATCATACGTCAAGTCACGGATGACTTCTCGGTGCAGCCTACTTCGGTTACGGGCAAGAGGGAGTTCTTCTTGCTTGGCTTCAATCGTGATGCCACCGTTTCTATTACTCAAACCGAGCCGCTCCCGATGCGAGTGCTTGGTTTAGCTTTGGAGGTATCAGCCTAATGTGTACAGGCATTGAGATAGCTCTTATTGGCGCGACGGCAGTTTCTACTACGGGAGCTTTTGTTGCTGCTGGGCAGACTGCGGCAGCAGCAGAGGGTGAAGCTAACTTCCGTAACTATCAAATTGCTGAGCAGAATAAGCAGCTTGAAGAAGATCGGAAGCTGGTTGAATTGCAAGCTATTGAGCAGGAAAACGCTCGCAGAGATAGATCGAGGCAGATCAAGGCTACCAATGAAGCTTTCTTGGCTGGCTCTGGTGTGAGTGAAAGCCTATCCTTTGAGGCAATAGATCAGGCTGCGAATAAGGCGCTATCTACTGACATTCAGAATATTCGGCTTAGTGGCCAGGTATCTAGTGCGCGCCTTGCGGATCAGATTGCAGTCAATCGAGTAGAGCAGCAGTTTCAAAGGACTCGTGCAAGCCAGATTGCTACGCAGGCTTATACTGGTGCTGTATTCCAATCGGCTTCTTCTGCCCTTAGGAATTATGCTACTGCTGATTATTATAGAACCCGTTCTACTTCTGGGAGGTAAGTTATGGCCATTCAACGCGATGAACAAAAGATTGGCGTTCAGCCAAGTGGCCGTACTATTCGCGAGTTTCGTACTGAATTGCCTGGGGCATTTGGTACACAGCAGGCGGTAGCATTTGGTAATACCATTGCCCAAGCTGTAGAGCCATTTGCTCGCGCCGAAGCAACTGGTGCTGCGCGTGAACAAGCTGCTGCTGCTCCAATTCCAAAGGATGAGAATGGCAACTACACTCGCCCTCCTGCGCCCGAGGGCTTTGGTATTTTTGCTCGTGGCATCTACGACCAGATTGTAACTGAGCGCACTGCCAATTCTTCATACATGGATTTTGAGGCAGAGGCGCAGCGTATTCGTGCCGCGCATGGGAATAATCCCGCCCATGCGATTGATCTTCTCAATACCTCTGCCGAAGCTCGCCTTTCTGCGATGGACCCACAGGTAAGGGCCAGGGCTGAACCTCTGATTCGTCGTGAGGTTAATCAACACGCCGGGCCTATCTTGTTTGAGGATGCTCGTCGGCGTGAGCGTCTTGAAGTAGAGAATATCAATAGCATCATCAATCGCTCCCTACAGGAGTCTATTGATCTTGCTTCTGTTGGAATCCCAGAAGCATCGGCGCGCTCTCTTTCTGCCTTAAATACCGCGCGCACCAATGCTGATTTGTTGCTTGCTCGTGGCGTAATTTCTCAGGGTCGTCACGCTGAAATCCTAGATGGGTTTACTGCGGTGCAAGCTGGTGGTTCTGTCATGGCTACGGTCATGAACCGCCTGCGTGATGGTACTCTTGATGTTGCCGCGCTCGATGATCTTTCTCGCGTAGTTCGCTTTCCGTTTACGGATGGCGAGAATGTCATGGGTGTACGCCCTGAGGACATTCGCGCATCTATTCGGACTCAGGCTGGCCGTGACGCGCTTGCAAATCAGATTGACAGGGTTCGCGCTAATCTCAATAGGCAAGCGGCCACTCAACAGGTAGAGGGGCAGTATAATAACTTTACCTCTGCCTATTCTGCTGGTGCGCGTGGGGCTCCTGCTGGGATTCCTCGTGAGAGGGCTGATGCCTTTGTCCTGCGTTGGGCTCAGGATAATGGTCTGAACATCTTTTCTCCCGAGGGAATTGATCGAACCTTTCAGCAGTTTGGGTTTCTACCCCAAAGTGCGTTGCGTTCTTTCTTCTCCAACTCAAATCTTGCTACGCCAGAGCAACTAACACAGCGGATGGTATTGTTCCGTCACCTTGATCGGATGCCGATTGGTGGTGGTGAGGACTCTACCGCTCTTGGTGCAATGAGCCGCAACGACTACAATTTCATGTTCCACTTCAATTCTGGCATGGTTGCTGGTCAAACTGCTGTCCAGGCTGCGGAAACTGCGCGCACTCTGGTTGAGCGTAATCGTGCGGCCCCCACAACTTATGATGAGTTATCTCGTTCGGTTCGTGGGCGAATCAAAGAGAATGATGGGATTGATTTAACTGACCGTAAGTTGATGGATAAGATTGACGATAACTTTCCATCTACGGGTATTTTCTCTCGCGCTAATTGGGCGACTGCAAGCTTTCAGCAGCGCCGCACCATTCTTTCTAATGTTTACTCGCTGATGGCAACCAATGATGCTTTGCCATTGGATGATGCGATCAAACAGGGTGTGCGCCAATTTATGACACAGCATACCTATGACCGGAATCTTGTGAGTGAGAATGGTACTGTTGGGGCTATTGTGCCTCGTAGCCAAGCACTACCACAAGTGATGGATTTGTATGGAAGTGGCGGTAGGGAAGCGCGGACTACCGACTACGTTCAGCTTTATGTGAACGCTGCAATCCAGGCTAATCGCTCTTTGGTTCCCACCCCTAATGCTCCAGATGGAGAGAGGTATATTCCTCGCTCTCAACCTGGGTGGAATTTGCCAGAGCAATTAAACTACGGGGATAATCTAGCTCTGCGGCATACTGGAATAGACACTGCAAATCCGGGCTACAACCTTGTGGCAAAGGGTAATGATGGTATCTGGCGCACAGTTTACAATTACCAGAATCAGCCTGTTATTTTGAACCTTGGCGTAGCTGCCCAGAAACAGGATGAATACGCTAGTACAATTTCTCTGGATCAATCTGGCTCTCGAGCTATTTACCTTCGTGCCAATCCTCCTGACATTGGAGTGAGTGGACTTCCCGCCGCTGAGAGTTTGCAGCCTACTCCCGGTATTCCTAATACTGAGTTTAGGCCCGTTCCTCGTCCAGAGAGATTCGGTCCTGTTGAATTGAGGGATGCAATCATTGAACGTCCTGCTGCTGGTCAGGGTTCTACGCCTGTGATTCCTCGCACGGCTCCACGCCCGGCCCCTGGTATTCGACAGGATACTGACCAGCCCGTCATTCGTCAGCGCGTATCTGAGAATGACCGCCCTATCTTTGATAGGGTGGCAACCTTTGCGTCCAACTCTACCATTGGCCGTAATGTTGATGGGCTTGAGGCTCCCTTTGTTCGTAGCATTTCCAATATGCTTGATGCCATGCCTGAAGAATTGCGGAGTGGGTTCCGTATTACTTCTAGCTATCGCTCAGAGGAGCGGCAGGCACAGCTATTTGCAGATGCCGTGGCAAAGTATGGTAGCGAGGAAGCTGCCTCTCGTTGGGTTGCTCGCCCAGGTCAAAGCAATCACGGCTTTGGTCGCGCGGCTGATTTGCGGATGGACCCGGAAACTCGCGATTGGGTAAGGGGTAATGCCTCTCGCTTTGGGCTGCACTTCCCATTAGCTCATGAGCCGTGGCACATTGAGCCTATATCTGCTCGGCGTGGTCGTAATGCCGCCACCAATGCTGGTGCCGATAGCGAGGATTGGAACGGATGAGCGACCTAACTAATCTGCCATTGATGGGTGCTGAAACCCGTATTATTCAGCCTCCTACCCCTCCAAATCAGCCTGAGGGTGGCTTCTTTCGCAATGTCATGGACAATGTTGCGAATAGCTGGTGGGTTCAGCAGGGCGCTAATATCCTTGAAACCAATATACCTGGTGATCAGAACTTCAATCCTCTTGATCCTGAGTTAATCAAGGGCAAGGAGCAGTATCTTCCTTACTTGCAGGATGCCCGTTCTCGCGCCCATTTCGATGCCATTTATGAGCGCATTCAATCTTATGAGCAGAGGCGTACTCGCCTTGCCGAAGAAGGTGGTATTGGCTCTGCGCTTGTAGCGGGCATCTTTGACCCGGCTAACTTTGTGGGTCTTGGTGTAGCTCGTGGCGCTGGCTTTGCTCGCGGCCTCTTAACGGGTGCCTCGACTACTGCGCTTGTTTCTGGTGGCACGGCACTATTGGAGCAGCAAGTTGCACCAATGGAATCCAGCGAGGTTTATACTCGCGCTGCTTTTGGGGCCGCTTTTGGCGGTTTGTTTGGTGGCATTGTTGGCCGCAATATTCCATCCAATGCAATGATGGGGGACTTATCTAACACGCTTACTGACTTTGGTAAGGCTGTGGATGAGGCGATAGAGCGCGGCTCCTTTGGTGGTAATCCAATGGATCGCACAGTTCCGCCCGCTCCTTTTGTTGCACGTGAAACAGGTAATAGCCCAGTTGGCTTTGCTCCGGCCATGGGGGTTGAGAAGATAGTTTCAGAGAACATTGGCGATCTTGGCCCTATGGTTGCTAGTGGCCACCGCTCCTTTGAAGATTTGGCTTTGAATATGGCTGGCACTGGCCAGTTGATGAAGCGTAATCTTGGTGGAGAGGCGAGCCCGCAATCCTCTCTGCTTCGGGCTGGTTATTGGACCGGACTCGCGGGCAATACCATGAAGTCTGTGGATGATATCTACACTCGCTACATTAGTGGCGGCACACAGGCTGCGAGTATGTTGGGAGCTAATGTCCCTGCGGCTGCAATGCGTGTGGGGCAGTTCTTTGGTATGCGTCCAGGTGAAGGCAAGATGACTCTTAATGAGTTCTATACTGCCGTTGCTCGGGCTCACTATCGAGACAAGATTGACTCTCCAATCCCAGAGGTAAAAGAGGCCGCTCTCGAAGTTCGTAAGTTCTTCGATGAGATGCGTGACTATGCTTTGCAGGCTAATATGATCATGGCTCCTGAGACTGCCCAGAGGTCATTGGATCGTACTATGCAGAGCCTTTCCTCCAAGCAAACCAAGTTGGGGGAATTGGAAAAGAAGGCGGGCCAAACCAAAGACGGTGAGGTTGATACCTCAAAGCTTTCTGCGAGTGAGCGTGTTCAATATGCTTTGCTTAATAGGGCTATTGGAAAGCTGAATGAGCGGGCTGACTATTATCGTGGCGCATTAAACTTCATGCAGTCAAAGCAGAAGCCCGGCCCCAAGGCTGCTGGTTCTGCTGTGATCAGCGAGAAGGAACCCATTGTTACTGGCGCTCCGGCTAATGAGAATGTTGGGCGTGTTAATGGGGTGGAGGTTTCTTATACTTCCACTGGGAAGAAAGATGCTGACGGCAATCCCGTTATTGCCCTTTTCCGCCTAGAAGAAAATAGGATCATCTTTGATCGTGAGGCATCTGATGCTGCTTTTGCGCGTAAGGCTTGGCGCAATCCAAGGGTAGATGGTGTAAACCCACTGCCAGATGAATTGTTCCCTACGGCTGATGCGTGGGCTGATTTCATTATGCGACATGAGATGGCTCATGTTACTGTTAGGCGCGGCGCTGGATTGGATAAGGCTGGCTATGAGAATCTTATTAATGAGATTGCCCGTAGGCAGATTGAGGAATTGCGCCAACCTACTCGCGTGACTACTGGCACTGCTGCCATTGATAGTGCTACTGCTGCTGCCAATGAGAACTACTCAAAGTTTCTTGGGCCAGCCAATGAGAAGTATTATCTTCCTCGTATTTGGAATCTTGATAAGGTTCTTGCTGACGAGCTTGGAGATAAGAACCTTCGTAAGATTCTGCGCCAATGGTTTATTGATAATCCGATTGAGGGTGGAAAGATGGACCCCGCATCTATTGATGCTCGGGTTGATTCAACCATAGCTGGCATTTTGAAGCAGGCAGAGCTTGGTGAGTTGTCTCTTGGCCGCAAGGTTGACCAGCCATTCCTCTCTCGTGATCTGAATATCCCGAATGAGTTGGTATGGGATTTTATTGAGGATGATGTGAACTCCCTCATGAAATCCTATTCTCATAGGGTGGGTCGCTCTTTGGAATTTGCTCGTGCCTTTGGTGAGCGTGACGCAGAGGATGCCATCTTTGATGCGGCTATTCAGGCAGCGCGCGAGATGGGCGGGACCGAGAAGGAGATTACCACTCGGGTGAATAAGCTTATTGGTCATGCCGAGAACCTGCGTGACTTCACTTTGGGGGATGTGTACTCCAAGAACCCGCTTTCTCTAAACCGCAAGATTGTTTCTGGAGCAGCTAATTACTCCACGATTACTAGTCTGGGCCGAGCTTTATTCTCTAGTTTTACTGAGCCTGCAAAAGCTGTGATGATGCATGGCTTTGGTCGAACCTTTGGCTTTGCCTTCGATGCTCTGGCAGATCGCAAAGCCTTTGGGGATATGGCTGCTGATATGCGGCAGCTTACCGGGCAGGCTTTGGATACCGCAATGGGTCTGAGCATGAGCCGCTATGGTGAGCAAGGTGGTCCTATCAATGGTTCGATTGATTGGGCGGGACGTATGATGGACAAGGCTACTCGTCCTCTGGCTAAGTTTACCAATGGCCCATACTTTGTGATGAACTTGCTTGGCCCCTATACTGACGCGCTAAAGAACTTCTCCAATGTGATGAATGCTCATTACATCTTGGAGGATGCTAGGGCGGTGGCTTCTGGCAAAGCAAGTGAGCGTACGGTCAAGAATATGGCGGCACTTGGCTTTGATCGTGAGTCTGCGGCTCGCTTGGCTAGTATGCCATTTGAGCGTGATCGCGCTTTGAACTTGGCCAATATCCAAGATTGGGGTGATGATGAAATGGTGCGGAAGTTTGGGAGTGCGGTTGCTGCCCAAACTATGCGCCAGGTGGTTACTGCTACCGAGGGCGACATTCCCAATGTAGCTAGGGGCTTTATCGGGGCCGGGGATAAGCGCCGCGAGATACCCTACATTCGGCTCCCATTCCAATTCATGAACTTCTCCTTTGCCTCCACCAATAAGACGCTTGTCTCTGCCTTGCAGGGGCGTGAGGCTAATGTTGTTGGTGGCTTAATGTCAATGCTTGGTCTGGCTTATTTATCTCTATGGTTAAAGACACCAGATAAGGCATGGGGGAAAATGCCGATGGAAGATAGGCTAGTTCGTACCATGGAAGGTTCGGGTTTCTTGGGTATCTTCTCAGATATTTCACAGAAGATCGAGGGGATTAGCCAGAATCGCTTTGGTGTGCGGGCTATGATGGGGCTGGGGCCAAGGTTTGGCCCTCGTAGCGTAGATGAGCTTGCGCCTATTGGAGAGGCTTTTGGCCCTGTTGCTGGTAAGGCTACTGACATTTACCAGTTAATGTTTGATAATTCCATGACGGCAAAAGAGGAGGCTCGTGGGATTAGGCGTCTAATTCCCATGAATGACCTTTTTTATCTCCGTGGGATTGTTAATGATCTGGAGCGGTCTGCTTTAGAAGCGGGCTATTAGTGCATTGAAATACGGGTTTGCTTCTTAGCAAAAGGACTCTGGAGGTCTAAATGGCTATTCTCATTAACGACACTACACCGCGCATCCAATACACTGCCACGAGCGGGCAGACTGTATTTACTGTGCCGTTTGAGTTCTTTGAGAACGCTGACCTCAAGGTTTACAAGAACTCTACCCTACTCACCATCACGACCAATTACACGGTCACTGGTGTGCTGGCGTTACGGGTGGTGGTTCTGTCACCCTAACAAGTGGTGCTACTGCCGGGGATGTAATTACGATCTTCCGCGATATTGCGGTAAAGCGCGTAACTGACTTTCCGACCTCTGGGCCGTTTAATATCTCCGCTCTTAATAATGACTTGGATCGCATTGTTGCTATGGTCCAGGAGCGTGAAGATGAGGTGACGCGCGTTATCCAACTTTCGGATACGGACTCTGCGGTAAACCTCCAGATGCCTGCTGCTGCCTCTCGTGCCTCTCGGGTTCTTGGGTTTGACGCAACTGGCAACGTAATTTCCATGCAGGAGCTTGGAAACTATCGTGGTAACTGGGTTTCTAGTAGGGCTTATGTTCTTCGTGATCTTATCAAGGACACGACTAACGCCAATATCTACATCTGTGTAGCGGCGCATACATCTTCTGGCTCTTTGCCTATTTCAACAAATGCCAATGCTGCTGCTTGGGCGCTCTTGGTTGATGCGGCTACCGCCACCTCCTCATCTTCTGCTGCCGCTTCTAGTGCTTCTGCCGCTGCATCTTCTGCCTCTGCTGCGGCTGGCTCTGCAAGTGCGGCATCTACCTCCGCAAGTAATGCGGCGACTTCTGCAAGTAACGCCGCTACATCTGCGACGAATGCCTCTAATAGTGCCAGCACCGCTTCTACGCAGGCTACTAACGCAGCTAATAGCGCAAGTAGCGCCTCTACTTCCGCGACCAATGCGGCCAATAGTGCAACGTCTGCTTCTGGTTCTGCAAGCACGGCTACGACACAAGCAAGCAATGCGTCCAGTAGCGCAACGTCTGCGGCATCTTCTGCAAGCACGGCTACCACTCAAGCATCTAATGCTGCTTCAAGCGCATCTGCTGCTTCTACGTCTGCTTCTAATGCGGCTACATCCGCGTCTAATGCAGCTACATCTGCAAGCAATGCCTCCTCATCGGCTACTGCTGCGGCTGCGGCACAATCCGCTGCGGAGACTGCGCGCGATCAAACGCTGACTGCGTTCGATAATTTTGATGATCGCTACCTTGGGACCAAGACGGGCGATCCCGCACTAGACAATGATGGCAATGCTCTTGTTGCGGGAGCTTTGTATTTTGACTCAACCTCTGGCGTGATGAAGGTTTACACTGGCTCTGCCTGGGTTGCAGCCTATGTTTCTGGTAGCGGATTCCTTGCTACCAGTGGTGGCACCATTACTGGCAATCTTGTTGTTAATTCTAATTCCGCTTCTGACGGTGTTCGCATTACCCAAACAGGCGCTGGCAATGCGCTGGTGGTTGAGGATAGCGCCAATCCTGATTCTTCGCCGTTTGCTGTTAATCAAAGTGGCCAAGTTTTAATTGGTAGGACTACTGCTCCATTTGGTTCTACCAGCCTTGCTATCGAACAATCGGCTGCTGATACAGCCCCTTCTAATATAGACTTCCTCAAAAATCGCGCTGGCGCGATTGTTAATTCCGGTGATGGTTTGGGGCGTATTAGGTTTTGGGGGTATGATGGGGCATCAAATATTGATGCTGCTGAAATAGTTGCCGCCGTTGATGGCACCCCCGGCACCAACGATATGCCTGGGCGTTTGGTGTTCAGCACCACGGCTGATGGTGCATCTTCGCCGACTGAGCGGATGCGGATTACTAATGCCGGAATAATTGGTATTGGTTCTACAGGCACTACCGGCGCAACAGTAACTATAGCAAAAACTTTAACCGGAGCGACAACTGCGTATGGAATTTTGTCTTCTGGGCAAGTTCAGTCTGATGTCACGACAGTAAATTACGGTTATCTTTCTCAATCAAATACACAAGCAACAGCTTTCACGCTTGGCGAATTTAGGCATTTTGCTGCCGTTCAAGGAACTATTGGTGCTACTTCCGCCATTACTAATCAACATGGGTTTTATGTTGCGAGCAGTTTGACGGGAGCCACCAACAACTACGGCTTTTATTCCAACATTGCCTCCGGCACAGGGCGTTGGAATTTCTACGCCAATGGCACTGCTGACAATTACTTTGCTGGTCAGGTTCAGCTTGGCGCTGGCAGTGCTGCTGCTCCGGCACTCAGCACCACGGGCGACACCAACACTGGTATTTTCTTCCCTGCCGCTGACACGATTGCCTTCTCTGAAGGTGGCGCTGAAGTTATGCGCATCAACAGCAGCGGCAACGTGGGGATTGGGACGAGTTCTCCAAATTCTTTGCTTGAGTTAAATAAAGCGTCTGGCGCATCTGATATTCGCCTTTCCGTTGCGGGAACGCTTTATGGTACCGCGTATGCGTCATCGTCTGATATGACGATTAACAGCGTTACGGCAATTCCGCTAAAACTTGGAACCAATAATACGGAACGCTTTCAAATTGGCTCATCTGGCCAGCTTGGTATTGGCGGCGCAAACTACGGCACCTCTGGTCAGGTATTGACCTCCAATGGCTCTGCCGCTGCTCCTTCTTGGCAGACTGCATCTTCAACAGGCGCTCTCAAGAACGTCCAGGTCTTCACCTCATCCGGCACTTATACACGCACCAGTGGCGTTACCACGGCGGTTGTGGTGGCTGTTGGGGGCGGTGGTGGTGGTAAGGGGGCAACTGGGAAT